GGCAAATCAAGATTAAACGAGGCGGTGAGACCGTCGAGGTTTGCTATTATGATCCTGCTAAATATCAGTTGGAGATGAGGGGTTGTAAGTTGTGGAACCGGCCCAATAAGGCTAAACAGGTATTTGAAGCTGGTGTGCATGATGTTAGTGGATGGGTAAGATGTGAAGAAGTGATGCTCCGAAAGGATTTTTATCCGATTTTGCCTGTTGACAATCTGGAAAAGTTGTTTTATAATCCGATTCGTGATCCACACTGGCGACGAGAGAGCGACAACAACGAGTTTATTTGGGACAATAGCGAATATGACACTCTGATTACCAATGGTAAGCAAGTGCATATTTTGGAAGAACGAAACGGAAGTTTTGACGGTATCTACGAAATCGACCCTAAGTATACAGAAAGTTTTGGAATATGATCAATCTGCAACTGAGCGTTCGTGAGGCTATGGAACTTGCTATCTATGCTCCTGTAGAGATGCGTGAGCAGATCACAAAGGCGTTTGAGGTAGCATTGGGCGTTAACCAGCGTCGAATGGTTACGATTACTGGTGGTATGACAACAGACAACCGCATCCGCTGCATCAAGGCTATCCGTGAACACACTGGATGGGGCTTGAAGGAAGCCAAGGATTGGACGGATGTAATCGTTGGTTATTATGACCAGTTTGGCAAGTGGCGTGTTGGTGGCGCTAATCAAAACACGATGACTCTGAAAACGCCGGAAGCGGCAGAGTCTCTGTTGTGTGATTTGATCGACTTGGGTTGTGAGGGTTTTCTCTCATGACACAAACCCTTGTGCTGTAAAGACTTACGGCAAAGAGGGCGGGCCGACCTTGACGTAAGTGCTTATGTGTCAACACTTTACGATTAATCTAAAAAAAATGGATTCAGACTCAAGAGACGACCTTGACAGTGCCGATACTATACTGTAGAATGATAGAACACGACGCAAGTGGCTGCTACGATGACAACAATCGAAACCGTCATAGCAGGCTTGACAAGTGGTGATTAGTAGCGTATACTAGTCATATGTTGGATAGGTTTTTACACTTTGGAGGTTTACTATGAAGGCTTATAGTTTCAATGTGACGATTGCTGCGGACGGTCTTGATTGTGAGGTTATTGAGGATACGCTGCGTCAGACCCTTGTTGATGGATTGCCTAGCGACACGCTGGCTCTCGTCAAGGCTGATGGTGTGAAGGAGTATAGTGAGCAGGGTTGGAAGGTTGCTCGTAATCGCAAGTTCGGTATCGGTGTCAAGGAAGCTGGCGACGGCCACAAGGCTAAGGCTAGCAAGGTCACTGTCGAAGCAGTTGCGTGACCAACTCTAAGGAGTTATAATAGCTGCGAGCCTCCACGGGACGCCGTGGGGGCTTGCGGTATTGCGGCCCCATAGTTAAATGGATATAACAGGACTCTTCTAAAGTCTAGTTAGAGGTTCGATTCCTCTTGGGGCTACTAAAGTTTTCTTACAAAATCACTCTTGACTTATCGATATTAGTAGAGTAGAATCGAGAGACACGCTAGGAGAAAGCTATGAAAACTGCTGATGGTAATGATAAGTTGGGTAAGGGTTGTATTGTGGTTTCTCGTCCGGTTGGCGACACTTGTCCTCCCGATTGCGACTATCTCGGCAACGGTTGCTACGCTGAAGCTACCGAGAATCAGTATAAAAATGCCCGCACGGCTGGTTTTGCTAATGTCGTGACGGAGAAGAATAAAATCCGTGCCATGATTCTTGAGGCAAAGCGTCGTGAGAAGTCTATTCGGTGGCACGAGCGTGGCGATTGGTTTCTCAATGGCGAACTCGACCTTGACTATCTTGCCAATGTGACATGGGCTTGTGAGAGTATTCTTGCCGATGGTGATAGTCTGCCCGATATGTGGTTCTATACTCATATCTATGATTCCCGGCTTGTGAGTCTGGAAAAGTATATGAATGTATACGCTAGTGTGCATGATGATAACGACATGGGCGAAGCACTGGTCCAAGGTTTCAAACTGTTCGCATGGTGCGATAGCGACATGAAGGTTGCACCTAAGCGTCCTAAGAACAAGGCAAAGGCAGACGCATGGCGAAAAGCGTTGCCCAAGCTGGTGGTTCTCAATGCGACAAAGTTTGTGGTTTGTCCAGAAATCCGTCGTGGTCGTTCGGTTATCACTTGCACCGGAACCAAAGATAGTATATCATGTGACATGTGCGTCAAGGGCTTGGCTAACGTATTGTTTCCTGCACACTAAGGATATAAAATGGAAAACTGGCAAGTTATTGACGATACTAAAATCCGACACGTTTGGCGTTGTGCGGAATGTGGCGACGAGACTGCTGTTGTGCCATGGGACTATATGAATATTGGCACTCCAGTTTGTTGCGATTGTGATGAAGATATGCAATATCTTAGTACGGAGATGAAAAATGGCTAAGTATTATATTAAGTGTGGAACCCTAGAACTTATTTACTCAACAGATAAGAAACCATTCGGGGCGGCAAAGGATGCTCTGTGGGAAACTAACAAGTTTGATGTACTGGATGAATATTTCTATGTAGACGAAAGAGGATTCAAGGATTATGCAACAGCGTTATCCGACACGAAAGTCTATAAGAGTGCGAAGGTGATTCAGAAGGCGGGTTGGGCACTGGAGGACTAATCGCAAACCCTTGTCCCTAAAGCACTTAGGGCGAGGGCGGCCCGCCCGGCTCGACGTAAGTCCTTATGCCACAAACACTTAGAGAAAATCTAAAAATCCTCTCAAGTTGATTGTGGGCGATTGCCGATAAATAGAGCATGATGGCACGACGAGCAACACTAAGGGGTGAACGGATGATCCAGTGGGTTGGTATTCTGATTGCGATTCTGGGATTGGCCTATAATGGTGTAAAAGATTATCAGAAAGGTGATATAAAAATCCCACAACTTCCTCAAAAACAAGTCTTGACAAAACCTGTTTATCCAGTACAATACTGCTTAATGGCTTACGATCCTAATATTGATAAGGTTTTCTATCTACACGAAAATGGACAATGGTATGATTACGCTCCACAACAACGACGATATGCGTCCACGCCGCAACATGGTCAAGCTCAAGGTCAAGCCACAGTGGCAGGTTCCTACGGGACACAAGGAGGATCGGTCGGTCACTACGTTCGACAATAGGCCGAAACGTAAGCGTACACGAAATGATATTGACAGGAGTTGGCGTCGAGAGTATGATATGTAGATTGCCGAAGTAGCTCAGTTGGTAGAGCATTGGTTTTGTAAACCAAATGTCACCGGATCGTTCCCGGTCTTCGGCTCTCCGGGGTGGTGTAACGGTAGCACCGATGACTTTGGATCATCTTGTCTGGGTTCGAATCCTAGCCCCGGAATTAGAGAATATTGCCCAGTAGCACAATGGTAGTTGCAAGCGGCTGTTAACCGCTGGGTTGTAGGTTCGAGTCCTACCTGGGCAGCTAATGGAAGAATGGCAGAGTGGTCTAATGCACCGGTTTACTAAACCGGCGACCCTTAATTGGGTCCGTGGGTTCGAATCCTACTTCTTCCGTTCGGTGGATTACTCAAGTGGACAACGAGGGCAGACTGTAAATCTGCTGGCTATCGCCTTCGGGAGTTCGAATCTCTCATCCACCATAACTCATTGTCGCATAAAGACTTAGAGCGAATCTAGCGGGCCGGGATCGTCGTAAGTTCTTTCTGTTCAACGACTTAGGATTTTCTCAAGTTACCTCTTGACAACAGCCGATAATAGATGTAGAATACGAGAAATGAAAGGAACAAACAATGGGACTTGACCAGTACGCTCACGCTATCGACAACAATGGAGAGAAGGAAGAACTCGCCTATTGGAGAAAGCATCCTAATCTGCAAGGCTGGATGGAAAATCTCTGGCATGAAAAGGGTTGTCCTGGCAAGCCAGATGAAGATAATGCTCTTGGCATGAGTGATTTTAACTGTATTCCTGTTGAACTGACCCATGAGGATCTGAATAATCTGGAAAATGCAATCAAAAACAAGCATATGCCAGAAACTATGGGATTTTTCTTTGGACAAGATAGTGACGATTACTATATGGAAAAGGATTTGGAGTTTATCTCCAAAGCTAGAGAGGCTCTTGACTCTGGACTCCATGTAGAGTATAACAGTTGGTGGTGATAGTATACGGGGCGTAAGGTAAGCCGGTAGCATCCGACACTCTTATAAGGTGTTCATAGGTACGTTCGACTCGTACACGCCCTACTTTTATGCTTCGGAGGCTGATGCTGAGTTACGAGAGTGGCCCTATCGTCTAACGGTTTAGGACCTTGGATTTTCGTTCCAAGTATCTGGGTTCGAATCCCAGTAGGGTCACTTGACAGAGAAAGAATCTTCTGGTAAACTAAAAAAACAACATGGGCCTCTAGCTCAATTGGCAGAGCAAGGAGCTTTTAACTCTTAGGTTCAGGGTTCGAGTCCCTGGGGGCCCACTTGACAATTTCGTTGGTTGGTGTAGAATATCAAAAGAAGGAGATATCTATGAATTATTATGATGAAGAATACGAAGATCTTTACGATAATGAAACACTTACTAACGAATATGAAGATGACGTATATGAGAATGATATTTATGATGATGGATTAGAGGCATGGGAAAACTATTATCATAATATTGCAGACGAAATAGTGGACGATTGAGCCTTCTTCTTCGACGGATGCGACTTGGTGGGACAAGTTCTTATCTTATCTTTTTCTCTTTCTAGTACGTTCGAATCGTACCATCCGTTTTTATGAATATTCTTAATCATCAGCTTGATAGCTATCGTATGACTGAGGACGGGAAAGTTATCCAGGGGGCGAGTCATACTTGTAGGGTTCTGAATCATAAGAATCGCAATAAGATTATTATTAAGGCTGTGTGCGATCTGCGAAAGATTGAGAATACTTTTGATAGCATAGCGTGCTGTGGGGTTAGTGGCTTAATGGTAGTACCACAAATAGCTGAACTACTAAATAAGAATATTGTTATTGTTCGTAAGCCAGACGAGAAAAGATACAGCGAGTTCTGGATAGAAGGAGCTTCTCCTTTCAGATATGTGGTGGTGGATGATTTGATTTGTTCTGGTGATACGTTTAAGTGGATTCGCCAAGCTATTCATGAGGATAACCCAAAAGCGATATGTACGGGCCTATATTGCTATATCCCAGACGAGTGTGCGTACACTACCGCAACAGTTAAAATGTTCGAACAGAGATATCGCACACCTTTCCTAAATCCAAGCCCGCCAAGGACTTAGGGCGATGCCGCCCCGCCCCGCTCGACGTAAGTGCTTACGCCACAACGACTTACGTTCGCCAAAAAAAATCTCAAGGCTGAGGCTTGACACTGCCGATACTAGATGGTAGAATCGAAGGACGTAACGAAGGTTCAGTAACACGAAAGGGATAGATATGCCTGCTATGGTTGAAAAGATGATGTTTGTCGGTGCCACCCCTTGGCATGGTGAGGGTACGCAGTTGGATGAGAACCCCTCGATTAGCGAGGCCATTGTGGCCGCTGGTCTGGATTGGGAGGTTGGCACTAAGGATCTGTTTACCTCTGATGGTCAACAGGTCAATGCCAAAGCCACATATCGCAAGAACGACAATCGTGTCTTGGGTGTTGTCGGTCCACGCTACACTCCGCTCCAGAATCAGGATGCGTTCGATTGGTTTCAGCCGTTTCTCGACGCTGGTGAGTGCCAGTTGCACACCGCTGGTTCGCTCAGTGAGGGCGAGAAGGTTTGGGTGCTGGCTCAACTCAATCGTGAGAACAGCGAGATCGTCAAGGGTGACGAGGTGAGCAAGTTCATTTTGCTCTCCAACAGTCATGATGGCACCACTTCGATTCGTGTCGGATATACTCCGATTCGGGTTGTGTGTGTGAATACTCTCGCCGCTGCTCACAGCAGCAAGGCTAGTTCGCTGATTCGTATTCGTCACACACGGTCGAGCAAGACTAACCTCGACAATGTGCGAGATATTATGGACAATATCAACGCCCAGTTTGAGGCTACTGCTGAACAGTACCGATTCCTGGCTAGTCGAGACTTTAACCAGAATGATGTTCAAAAGTATGTCAAGGTTATGCTCGGCATTGATAAGACTCCAGAGCAGGATATCAAGACTCGTACCCGTAATATTATGGACGAGATTTTGACCCTGGTCGAAGGTCCGAAGCAGAGTGCTGTTGGTGTTCGTGGAACGTGGTGGGCTGCCTACAATGGCTTCAATGAATATCTGAACTACAGCAAGGGTCGCACGGTGAGTAATCGCCTGGACTCTCTCTGGTTCGGTCAGAATGGGGTTGATAATCTCAAGGCACTCAATACTGCCGTAGAGTTTGCCAACGCTATCTAACCGTTCTCCTTTCGTGGCGGGTGCCAGCGGACGAGGGCCATCCTTCTGACGGGGGGTGGCCTTCGTTTTTTTGTATTTTGTCGATTTGACATAAGTGATTGGTATCAAAGGACTTAGAACAAACGGCCGGGCGAAATTTAGCCATAACTTTAAGAGTACCAAGGACTTACGTCAAAAAGTCTATAGACACAGGTCGAGAATGTCGATATAATGGATAGTGATCGTAAGTGTAATGGTGGCAATAGGTTAGATAAAATCAACAGACAAAACTGTTTTACCTAATCCGGCCGGATTGCTGGTCATGCTGATAGTCAGCCAAAATATTGCTATAAGAATCGATCGTAACTCTATGATTCTCAACGCCTTGCGTCAAGTGGTGGTGTGTGCTATACTATGAATAGTAAACACGGTAGTAACATTTTGAGAGATTGTAATCTCAATAAAATCTCAACATTAAAATAGTGTAAGTCTTACCCAAACTACCAGATTTGCGGTCTTGGCGATAGTCAGCCAAAAAATGCGATACATTGATTATACAGGGAGGAAAAGTGCAAATAGAAATTACAAAATCTGAGGCTCATAAAATTCTGGATGCTATCAAAGCTTATAGTAATGATTATGTTGTTACTGGGGCTGTTAGTAAAACATTTGATAATATTACTATTAAAATGAAAAGCATTATAAACTCATAACTCTGTATAGTCAGGTCGTTGTCCTGGTCGATACCTATGTTATACTGGGGTAGTCAAGGAGACTCTTCATGAAAATTGTTACTATTCAGGTGGAGGTTGGTGTTGATGATAATGTTAGTGATGATCCTAAATCTCTAGCTGATTATCTTAATCAACAATTCTTGAATCAAGATACTTGTTTGATTCTTGGTCCTGAGAATATTGTTAACGTCAAATATTACTACTAATTCCTTTCATAACGGATTATACTTCTAATGCTTATGCTTTATCCTTATCTGCCCTATATAAATATTATCATGGTTATGATTTATGTTATTGTTCACAATCCTATCATACTGCCGTCGTCAGAAACTTGAGTGAGTAATGTATAATAACCGATATCCATCCTTGTGTCAACCTCCTATGTTCTAACTACATCTATTACTCTTATGCAGGGAAGAAGAGATATATTATTACTTACGTCTCTGCATAAGATATAATATATATTCTAGGGTCTGTCAAGAAAATAAATTTTAGGACTGTCTTACCCAAATCCCCAAGATTGGCGGAGGTGGCGTAGTCAGTTAACTTTGGTGGCATATGAAGAATACTGTTAAATATACTATGAATATAACTTTTGAAATAGAGTTGTATAAGGACAATATTGATCCTAAAGAAGTAGTGAATCAAACGGAACTAAGATTCTACAACTCATGGCAACTAACAAATAGCTCTATCTGGCCGTATGGAAAACCAAGCGATCTTGTGATTGGTGGTCAGGTGGTTAGTATAGAGTTGAGTGAGTTGGATAACGAATAATCTTTGGGTGTATATTACTATTAACATGGTTAATTTACTAACGGAGTGTTAATGTTAACAAAATAATTATGGGTCAAAAACTGTCTTTGGCACAAGTCAGAGATTGGGCTAGTCAGAACAATTATGTGGTAGGAAAAATCGATAAGGAATATGTGTGGCTAAGAAAGGACGAACTAACTACAGATAGACTATCTCCAGATCTTAGTGGTATAGTACAAAATATACTAAATGATTTTAATACTAATTTAGACAACCCACTTTGCTCAAATGAAGAGTAGAATGTTTTACTCAATATATCCCGTTTGGTTTTTTTGGTCGTAGTCAGCGAGATCATGATAGTTTATAATCTTAATCAACAGATATCGTGTGAAAAAATTTGTCAACAAATCAAAAGAATGTTGGACAATCATATAAGACTACATGGAACACTAGAAAATCAACTATTAAAAATTTCCATAGCATCTGTGACACAAGAAACTAATGATCTTATTCCGAAACTAGAGTACAAGAATCATGAATGAAAAAGAGTTAGAAATACGCATAAAAACCATGAAAAACCTCCTATCCATAGCAATAATCACCATAAGCCTAATGATTTCATCAAGTTTTGTGATAAATTATTGTTTTTCTTTCTATAAATCCTCAGAATATACATCTTTTCCTTCTGCATCATTAGAAAAGCCTTGAAAAGTGCCGTATATTTGCGTATTTTTCCAGCAAAAATTAGTTAATTTACTTACTAAATAAAGCGGTGGTTCAAATAGGCTAAAGACTACTCATGGTATTGGCCGATAACTCCTCTTGACTATCTCTGTGATTCGTGGTATACTACCTACTATGTGGTAATAGGGATAAGTTTAATAAATCACGGGAAAAATGAAGGTTTATGTATAAGAATGTGCTGTTAACTGACAAGGAAATCGCTCTCGTCAAAAGGGTTATAGGTGATCATTTGCATGAGAAGATTACTCCAGAAGCAACAAATTTGACCATTATTTATAACCGTCTAAGGGCTATTGTACCCACAAAAAAGTATAATCAGAGTATCAATTAATCAAATGAGCATGAAATGGTAAAGAAATAAAAGAATCAGGTTTCTTTTGGGTCCGATTCCCACAAATCTGATTTTTGAAGGTTTTCTATTGCCCATAAAGGCTGTAGATTAGTATAGTGAAAACATTCTTTTTGTTGTGCAGAATCAGAAAGATTAAACGATGATATTGGGCGAATATGGTCAATATGCCAACCATTTAAAGACCAGTTTTCCCATGTCATACCTTTTTTGAATTGGGATTGTATGTGTTCTATTAATTCTTCTTTAGAACAGCCTACTAATTCTAATGCAGAATTTTCCTTATTTGTATTTTGGTCTTTTAGTGATTTCCAAAGTTTATTTCTCAATACCTGAGCTAATTTAGTTTCTATATTATCATGGTAATATTTTTTATTAAGTTCTCTTTTTTTAGCTAAATAATTTTGTCTATTGATTCCCTTCCTATAATTATCATTATATTTTTTAGCATACTCTTTAACCTTATCTGGATTAGTGTCTCTAAATTTTTTATGTCGTTGTCTATTATGTTCTTTTCTAGCTGGATCTTTTTCTCTCATTCTCCAACATAATTTACGATATTCTTTTTGACAAGAATCACATCGTTTTTTAGCATTTCCACATTGACCTAATTCTATTTCACAATCTAGACATTTTCTCATGTTTGTCCCCTTGACAGTCGATACTTCATATGGTAGAATACACCGAAAACCCACAAATCAGAACAAACCCACAAATCAAAAGAAATCAATTTTAAATGAAACGAGACTCATTCAAAGGACGAGACTTTATTAGTCATATTAATAAGGGACGCTCAACAGATCAAGACTATCCTTATCAGTTCATTATTGCTAGTGAATATGTTTATCCTAATATGAGCAGGGATGAACTATTGGATTTGGCCGATTTCATTAAAGAGTTTGTGGAGAATAATTAATGACCGATAAAACCGTTCAGCATTATCTAGATAAAGATAAACAAGTTGATATTAGGATTGATTGTTGGAGTCATGGACGTATGCACGTTAGTATTTATAATGATCGAAATGATACTAGTGTTGGATATACTTGCAATAGGGACGAGTTAAGGGGATTGGCCGATTTCATATATGGTATTGTTGGGAAAAATCAATGATGGACGATAAAACTAAACTAGAGACTATTGTGAGTGAATATGAGAAATCCCAAAAGAATATTCAACCCATATGGGTAGGTGAGGGATGGTATAAAAGTGTTCCTAATTCCTTTAATTATTTTGCATCTGGATTTGAAGCAGGGATTGAATTTTCTAAGCAACAAATTATACCAAAAGCCCCTCAATCAAGACCGGCCGAAACAAGACTATCAGATGAAAGAGATAAGTAATGATTAAACCGATAGTTCTAACAGATAAGGAAATTGAAGTAATTAAGTGCGCAATAAATGCTTGTGATGAGACAGTACGCTATAATAGTGTCGCAACTTTAAGCAATCTATTAGAAAGAACAAAATAATGAGTTTGGTAATTAAAGATTCTTATAAGGCTGATGTTTTCAAGTTTGATCTTGAACGATCTGGTAGTCTACTTAATCTGACTATTAATAATGCTATCTCTTGGGAGTGGATACAAATGAAGTTGACAAAAGAAGAACTCAAGGGGTTAGCCGATTTTATTTATGAAACTATTGGAGAAAAGAAATGATAGAGACGATGAAACCAAACTTTTGTAAAGCGGTGTGAGAAGTATTATAAGTTTCAGGTATGAGTTGATATAACCCAATAAGGAGATATTTAATGAAAATGATTTTCACTAGTTTAGCCTGTTTTATGCTATGTTGTGGTCTTGCTAATGGTCAAGAGTGGATATCTATGCAACCAACTCCACCAGCAGTATATGTTGCTCCATATCCAACTCAAACATATTCTACATATCCAGTAGTTCAATACATAAGACCGTCAATATATCAACCAGTTCCTTTTATTGTTAATCAACAGGTTGTGATGGAATATTCTGGAGTTTTTTGCAAGAGGTACTATATTGTTAACAAGCCGCAAGTCCAGTGGGTTTATCAACTAGTATTTATTAATCCGTAATTATGGTTAAATCTCAAACAATTATTTTTGAGGATAATGTTATAGAAATATTACATAATACTTTGCTATCAAAAAATCCATTCTTGGTTAGAATTTATGATTATCATAATCAACCATTTGAAATAAGAATGAACGCTGAAGAATTGAAAGAAATGTCGGAATTTATTGATAATTTTTTATCTGATATCAGAGATTGATTATGAATACACTACAACAATATACTCATGCTATTGCTGACTATATAGATTGTGAATATAATGATTTATATAACTATTTAGATATCTCAGATGTTGAGAGATTATGTATTAAAAATATGATTACCGAATATTATCATAATCATGATAGTATCAATAATGCTGCTAGTAGTATTATAATGTTTTTACAAAGTACCAGACATTTAACAAAGGACTCGAATGACTATTAATGAAGAACTAATTAGACACAATGGATTCAATATTCCTAAAACTACAAGTGAAATGGTTAAAAACTATCTATATATTCTTTCTAGAAATGGCGCTGTAATATACAGACCATCAGAAAAAGAGAATTTAACAGAAGAATTTGTTAGTATTGCAAATAGATTAAATCTTACTGTTTTTGCTAACGATGATGGTATAGCTGTTTTTAACGAAAAAGGAGATGGTGGACAAAAGAAATGGCAATAAATAAGGCAGTAACAAACTTATTTATATTATCTCCACCTAAAACTGGCTCAACGTCTTTATTTTTTGATTTGATTCAGCACCCACAAATTTTAGGCTGTTCCGTAAAAGAACCTCATTTTTTTCTTGAAAACGATATTACTCAGGATAAAATTGAAAGCTATAACAAATTATTCAATGGATCAAATAAATATAGACTAGAAGCCAGTACAAATTATCTTCATAATGATATTGCTATTGCTAATATCAAACAGTTTTGTTTGGATGATTTGAAATTTATTATCATATTGAGAAATCCAGTAGATAGATTAATTTCAGAATATATACATAAAAGATCTATATTTTTAATACTACAGAATGAAGAAGTTCATCAAAAATTTAGATCTGAAATGGATTGGGTTGAATCATGGGACAAACAAATAAATACAAAGTCTGGTAGGGGAGAAAAAAGAAATCTTGAGCTAATTATTAAAAATCATAAAGAAAATAATAAATATGCTCATTACTTTGAAATAGGCAATTATTATGCTCATATAAATAGATTATATGATAATTTTGATAAAAATAATATAGAGATAATACTTTATGATACTTTTAAAGATAATAATCAATATGTTCTATCTTCCATATGTAAATTTTTAGATATATCAAACTTTGATTTTGAATTTAAAGATGTAAATAAGGCAGACTATTGGTTGAAATATGTTCAGTGTAAAGAGGAAATAGAGCCGTCTCATATTGAATATATAAAAAATTTTTACGCTGAAAGCAATACTAAATTAGCAAATTTGCTAAATATTGAACTTGATTGGAACAGATAGTTTTCCTATTGCAAATCGCTCTATCTGTCGATACAATAGGACAGGAGGACAAAAAATGAGATTCGGCCTTTGTTGTATTAGTCTAAAATTAAAAGAAGAAGGTTATGGTCATCAGACTATGACATATAAAAGATTTTCTACCTTACCAAGACAAGAAGCATTGTCTATTTTAGGAGAAAGAATTCTCAATAATTTAAAGACTACAAATAAAACAATACAATTTTGTGCAGAAAACAATTATGTTTATCGTGTAAGTAGCGATATTTTCCCACTAATAACATATGATGAAGCTAATGTTAGTCTAGAAGATTTGCCAAATTATGAGGAAATACAAGATGAGCTTGATAATATTGAAAAAACTATATCCAGTACTAATGTACGGGTTTCTGCTCATCCTAGCGAATTTAATGCTCTTGCTTCCACCAGCGATAAAGTTGTATCCAAAACAATCACAGAACTCAATTTCTACAGCAGTTTCTTTGACAGAATTGGACTTCCGGCGAATCATAAGTCTCCAATGAATCTTCATGTTCACAATAACAACGGAACAAGAGAAGAGGTTGCTCGTAGATTCTATGAAAACTTCAAAAAACTTGATGAAAATTGTCAGGCCAGACTCACAATAGAAAATGATGATAAACTTAACTGCTGGAGTGTTCGTGAACTTGTAGATATTTTTCATCCAATTACTCGTATTCCAATATGCTTCGACTACTTGCATCATAAATGTCATCCAAATGGATTAACAGAATGTGAAGCAATTAATATGTGTTCTGATACTTGGCAAACCAAACCATTATTTCACTATAGCGAAAGTAGAATTGGTAATAATCCAAGAGCGCACGCAGATTACGCAGAAATTCCTTTCAATACTCATGGGTTAGAATTTGATATTGATATGGAATTAAAAGCAAAAGACTATGCTATAGAAAAATACCAAAGTATATTACAAGGAGTTTATGCATGAGCGCATGGTTAATTGCTTTTACAGGTTGTTGCTATCTATACGTCGCTGCTGAACAAGGATATAAAGGTAATATAGGTATGTTGATTACCTATATTGGTTATGCTTTTGCTAATGTTGGATTATATATGTTAGCGTCGAAGTAATTTAAAGTAAGGTGTTGCTTTTGTCGATATATGCTATATACTCTAGCAATCGGAGACATCACGCACTTTGGCTAACAAATGAAGATTTTACACAAAGCTCTTAAATTGGCATACGATAGATTTGAACCAAATCCTTATCAAAGAAGATATCATTTTGCTATTGCTTTTGATGGAAATAAACCAGTAGCTATTAGTCAGAATAATCCTATTAAAGTAAATGCTAAAGCATTGAAAATTGGTGAACATTTTAATATTAGAACATATATTGAGTATCCATTTCTTCATGCAGAAACTAATCTTGTTTGTAATTTATGGCAAAAATTTGGACATATAGATTCTAGTTTGGATATTGTTGTGCTTAGAATTAATAGACAAGGTAAGCTTATGGGAAGTAAGCCATGTGAAAATTGTCAGCAAGTATTGGATAAAGTTAATTTAACAAGTATATTTTGGAGTGAAAATGATAAGAAATTCTATCATTCTTTTAGACCAAAATTTAATTTCTCTATTGACTCCATCCGAATGTCTGATAAAATCTAGATCAGTTATGACATTCTTAAAGAAAGGGTAGTTATGGTAATTAATTTAGTTGGCGAAAATACAACCTTCGCTTTTGAAGTAGAGACAGCCACATTAGTTCTTATTGTTTGTGTGTTTTTTATTTCCAAATTTCTTATTTCTAGGTATATAAATAAATGAACTGTATTTACTGCTACAAAACAATACCCGATGAAAGACTAGAGTTTCTTGTAGAAACTAACAGAACACTAGTCTGTATTAATTGCTCTAAAGAAACTAGAGCTGTTGGGTTTATGGATTGGAATCATAAAACAGCACCTAGCCTAGTAATGGTTCCTGCTAATGCTAAAGAAACTATTCGTATTCTTGATAGAGCTAATAGGAGATCACGATGAATAATATGACATGGTTGGATCTATATAATTATCTTCATAAACAAGCTCATGATTTCAAAAATCTTGGAAAGTTTAATTGGAATGATCCTGTAATTGTGCATGATGCTGAAACTGGAGATGAATATAATTGTGATACTTACTTTATAAGCGATAATGATCAAGAGCGTTTTGTTTTGGCAACAAATATAGATAAGATTTTTACCAAGTAATCGAAAAATTATTTGTACAGATGCGTGTTGACATTGCCGATATGAGTGGTATACTAAGTATGTCGTACCCAGAAACAGTTTAGGAATTAAAATGAAACTTGGCAAAGGTAAAAAGGCTTGTTCGAATTGTGGAACCATTACTGGTCCCAGAGCTTATGTTTGCAAGAAATGCAATACCCCATTTGTTTTTAAGGCTAAAAGCAAAGAAGCAAAAAATACTAAAATTATTAGAGATGTTAATTGGAGAGAGCTTGTTAAGGGAGATAGAATTAAAGTTAATGGCGGCCCATACTTTGTAAAGGGATCCGAGTTTATTCCAATGGGATATAGAGGTCGTTTTATTGTAGATAGTATTGATGAAAATGGTATCAAAGCATGGGGCTTGGATAAAAATCAAGGATTTTGCCATATTTATATGGGTAGAGATATCCAGAATCCTGAAACTGGAGTTTGGAAAATCAAACACAAAATTATTAAACTTAAAGTTAGAGAGAATGTATGAAAACAAAAGATCATATCTCTAATCTTTTAAATCTAAAAGACGATCTAGAAGATAAAGTCTGGGAGATTGAGGCATATATTAGGAATTTTTATCCAAAATATTATGAGCAATGCTTCCAACATTGGCTTCCACAAATTATAACAGCTATTAAAAATGATACTAGATGGCTGAAAAGAGGACAATTTTCGATTGAGGATACAATAAACTCCATACGAGATTCGGATAATAAAGATCAATCTGGTATTCAAAAATTTATTTAGGTCTAGTTCAAATGAATGAAGAAGATTTTGTAAAGATAAAAGCTGATATTGATAATATTAAAGAGTATATTAGTACTGAAATATGTAAGAAGTGTGAAGAAATGTTTTCTCAATTAGAAAAATATCAAAAAATACTTAACCAGTATACCAATAATCAGCCTTGACTCAAATCAATATCCTAGATACTATAGGACAGCAAGCGTTTAGATCAACTGTTGGTGGTAGATAGTTGGTCTATTGAAAATGTTTTTACCACATGAGGATTGCTAAATGGCTACAGCTACACTTAGTAAGCAGGATCGTGTAATTAATTATCTAGTAAGAGGAAAGACACTTAGCCAAGATAGTGCTTTTTCTATGTTTGGTGTTGGTAATCTAAGAGCTACAATTAGTGATGTTAAGCCGCAGCTTCGATCTGCTGGTTTTAATATTGTTACCACAACTGGTCGCATGGGTGAAACCAGATATGGTGTTGTTTCCAGAAAGAATAGTTCTCGTTAATTAACAAACAAACAATCCCCCGATGCCTCTTAATAATGCATACTTCGGGGGTATTGTTTTTACCACAATGACACAATTAGAATTATTTGATTACGATGATTATTCTGATTCAGCTAATGTTGAATCTGTTGAATCAAATAATCAAGTTAGTAAAAAAGTTTGTCGTATCTGTGGAGCAGAGAAATCTACAGACGAATTTTATTTAGATCGTGGAGCAGTATACTCCAAGTGCAAAGATTGCTGCAAAGAATATAATCTTGGATTAAATGAAGCTAAAAAAAACGCACCGGATAAACCCGATAAGTGTGAGTGTTGTGGTAAATCTGTAGACAAATGGTATTGTGATCATCATCCACAAACTTCCAAATTTCGTGGATGGATATGTTTTAATTGTAATAATGCGGCTGGATCTGTTGGTGATTCTTATGAAGGAGCTGTCAATTTATTGAATTATTTGTACAATAGAAGATCGGTGTAAATATACTAGGGCCGGTAACGGTATCGATTGGATATAGAAAATTATATTTGCAAGTAGAAGTTGATCTGGAGGCTTCTTTAAAACCAGATTAAACGCTTTAACTGGCGAAACACAGTTAGCCCTTGCTGCTTAATAAATAGTAGCAACAATCCTAGGAAGCGATGAGGGTAGCGTCCAAAAGATTGTCGTAAAATCCTTCGACTACTAGAATTGCCAACGAGTTCTAGTCTGAGATTAGTTGGTAAGGAAAGATGAATATTGTTTGTTCTTTAATCTTTCTCAAAATTTATGAACAATCTAAACTTGTAGAAAATATAATTAGACATATCGCAAGACATGAGTTCGACTCTCATCCGGTCCACTTATAAGGTTACTACTATGAACAGAAGGCATTTTTTATCCCATATTACTGCCACATGTAGCATGGCTTCAATATCTGCTAGTTTTACTAATACGATATTAGCTAATGCTGCTGATATGAAAAAGAAACACAAGTCTGTGATTCTATTATGGATGGGAGGAGGTCCAAGCACAATAGACCTATGGGATTTAAAGCCTGGGAGTCAAACAGGCGGTGCATTTAAACCAACCTCAACATCTGCTGATGGTATTCAAATTTGTGAGCATTTGCCATTGATGTCTAAACAAATGCATCACATGAATATTGTAAGGAGCATGAGTACCAGAGAAGCAGACCATATGAGAGGTCGATATTATATGCATACTGGTTATGTTCCTAATCCAAATATAGAGCATCCTAGTTATGGTTCGGTAATTTCTCACGAATTAATGTCTACTATTCCAGAATTAGATATTCCTCCATTCGTTAGTATTGGTGGAGGTAGTGTTGGGCCAGGATTTTTAGGTGCGACTTATGCTCCATTCGTGGTTAATTCTAATGGAACAGTTCGTGATCTTGATATGGGCATAGATTCTAATAGACTTAATCAAAGACTACAAATGCTAAAGGCAATAGAAGATAAATTTGTCAAAGAAAATCGTGGAGAGTATGCTAATGATCATTCCAAGCTTTTAACCAAAACAGTTAAACTCATGAGCAGTTCTCAGATGGATGTTTTTAAAGTAGCCAAAGAACCTAAAGAAATCCAAGAAAGGTATGGCAATACTGGATTTGGTAGAGGATGTTTAATGGCAAGACGATTAGTTGAAATGGGAGTACCTTTTATAGAGGTTGATTTGGGTGGTTGGGATAATCATCAAAATATTTTTCCAACTTTAAAAGACCAAAAACTACCAGAGATGGATAAAGCTATGAGTGCTTTAATATCTGACCTAAATGATAGGGGATTATTAGATTCAACAGTAGTATTATGGATGGGAGAATTTGGCAGAACTCCTAATATTAATTCTAATGCTGGTAGAGATCATTGGGCTAAAAGCTGGAGTGTCGTTGTGGGTGGAGCAGGATTTAAAAAGGGAATTGTTGTTGGAGAAACCAGTTCCGATGGAAAAGAAGTAGTTTCAGAAGCATATACCTCACAAGATTTGATGGCTAGTGTATTAAAATCTATAGATATTTCATTAGAAACGAATTTTACAGCTAAAAATGGTCGTCCAATGAAAATTGCTAATAGCGGTAAAGTTATTCAAGAGTTATTCTAGATATGATAATTAAATATTCTATTAAACACCTTAAAGAAAATGGCATGACATACTGGCAACACTGGATATTTGCCTCGTCTCATGGGATATCCTGTATAAAAGCTGGTATATTTTTGATCTGCCATTCTTTTTTGCCAGCAATATTTCAACACGCTGGTTCTAATCTTGTTAGCGATTTAAATAAAAGCTTCACAGACCACAAAAAGGAACATAAAAGTGTTCAATAGAAGAACTCTTTTAAAAACCACTGGCTGTTTAATCGCTTTGCCATACTTAGAATCATTAGCTATTGGTAAAACTATAACTTCAGCTAAAAATATGGTTATAGTATTTAGCCCTAACGGTATGAACATGGATGAATGGAATCTAAAGCAAGAAAAACAAGGCAAAATACAAGAGCTATCATCAACATTATCTCAGTTAAAAAAACATCAAGAAAATATAGTAGTATATCAAGGATTGGCCCAAACCAAAGCTAGAGCAAATGGTGATGGTGGAGGAGATCATGCACGATCAATGAGTACTTTTTTAACTGGGGTTCAAATTAAAAAAACTGATGGATCAAATATATCTGCTGGAATCTCTGCTGATCAAATAGCTGCTAATTTTTTTAAGACTAAAAATCGTATACCGTCTTTACAACTAGGATTAGAATCCGGTAAAACTGCTGGTAATTGTGACTCTGGGTATAGTTGTGCATATTCTTCCACTATTAGTTGGGCTAATCCACAACTACCATTACCAGTAGATAATCATCCAGAATCAATATTTAATAGAATTTATGGTCAGACTGAAGTATCTAATGGCAGAACAATTCAAAGACAAAAAAGTGCTATTGATTTTTCTTTAGCTCAAATAAAAGATATGATGCCACAACTTAGTGGAGCAGACAAAAGAAAACTTGAAGAATATTTAAATGCAGTAAGAGAAATAGAAAGAACTATTCAACTACAAAAACAAATACCAAAAGAACCAGTTGGTAAAAGAGAGTACTTTGACGATAAACCAGAATTATTTTCTGAACACGCTAAGCTCATGATAGATTTATTGGTGCTGTCTTTACAGACTAATTCTACTAAGGTTATTACGTTAACTTTGGGTAATGAAGGCACAAATAGAACGTACCAAGAAATTAATGTTACAGATGGGCATCATAATTTAAGCCATCATCAAAATGATAAGGAAAAACTAGAAAAAATAGCCAAAATTAATAAACTACATATGCAGCAAGTCTCTTACTTATTCGATAAACTCAAAGAAGCATCAATATTTGATCAGACATTAGTAGCATATGGTTGTGGTATAGAAGATGGCAATTCTCATAGGCATCATAATCTTCCTATATTAATAGGTGGTGCAGGAATTGATGGAGGATTATATAAAATATTACCTAATGAAACACCATTAAATAATTTATGGCTAGGAATATTAGATCATATTGGAGTAGATATTAGAAGCGTTAAACTAGGTGATAGCAATCAAATTTTAGAGATATAGAAATTAAAGTTTGGCTTGACAACAGGACGATACTGTGGTATAGTGGATACACACACAGGAGATTATTGGAATGACTCACGATTTTGATTATGTTTGGGGAATGGTTCGTGACTTGAGAGCTACAAGTAGCACTCTTGACAAGCAGGGAATTATTGAGGATTATTGTAACCACAGTTCCGAAGCTGCTAATTTTACTAAAAAGATTCTTCTCTATACCTATCATCCTTTGTGGCAGTATAACGTCACCAGTGATAATCTTAAAAAGAAAAGTCATCTAAAAGCAAAAAACTCTTATAAAAACTTTTTTGATCTACTTGATGATCTTAAAGCCAGGACAATTACTGGTCATGATGCTATTGCTGCTGTTAATAGTTTTATTGAGCATCATTCAGACTATGAAGAACTAATTCATTGCATTATCGACAAAGACTTGAAAACCCGTGCAGGGGATAAGATTATCAACAAAGCTATTCCAGATCATATTCCAGAATTTAGTGTTGCTCTGGCAGATAAATATGATCCTAATATTGTAGATTGGAAGGACGGCTGGTATGTTAGCAGGAAAATTGATGGTGCTAGATGTATTGGTATTGTTGACTCTAATGGGAATACTACCTTCTATTCCCGCACAGGAAAAGAGTTTGATACTCTTAGTGTTGTCAGCGATGGCATTAAGGGTTTGGGCATTAATTCCGTAGTATTTGATGGTGAACTTTGTCTTGTTGATGATGATGGTAATGAGGATTTTCAGGGAATTATGAAGCAACTTAAGAAGAAAGATCACACGATTCCTAATCCTTCATATAAGATTTTTGATATGGTCTCTCACGATGAATTTTATAGTAAAAAGGGAGAGTCGAATAAAACATATACCCACAGGCTTAATAATCTTAAGAAAGTTATGGAAAATAATACTTGTCCTTGTCTGTCTGTGCTTGAACAGGATAAGGTTAAAGACGACGATCATTTTGCTGAATGGACAACAAAAGCTAATCAATCGTCTTGGGAAGGCTTGATGCTTAGAGCAGACGAACCCTACAAGGGAAAGCGTAGTAAAGATTTGTTGAAATATAAAAGCTTTAGCGACGATGAGTATGAGGTAATTGATGTAGAGATGGGACCATTCCGATACGTTAAAGATGGGGCAGAGTGTGAGGAAATCATGCTATCCTGCGTAACAATTATGCACAAAAATTATCCAGTTAGAGTTGGGTCTGGTTTTACTATTGAGCAAAGACAGGACTTTAATAAGAATCCACAAAAGATTCTAGGAAAGCAAATTACTGTACAATACTTTGCTGAAAGCAAAAATCAAGACGGTGGAATTTCTCTAAGATTTCCAACCTTTAAATTTCTTCATGGAACAGTGAGGACGGTTTAATGTCAAAGCCGTGGATTCATGCAAAAAATAGTGCTAGAAAATTTGGTGGACAACCTGAAGATTATTTGTCTATTCATAATCTAATGGATAGTAGCAAAGATTGTATTGGGGACAATCGTCATAGGTGTTTGACCCATAATAGTTGGTTTATAGGAGCAGACGGTCCACTTGAAAAGATTTTTGGAACTATTATTATCAATAGTGCTGGTAGAGAAGTTTCTGTCAGAGATATTGGCGAACAACATATTTTAGAAGATTTTGGTATGAAATTTATACCAACAGCACAAGACTATCTGCAAGAGATGGAAATTAAAAGCTGGATGAATAATGGTAGAGAAGGTATTCCTGATAGCTTTAAGAAGATAGAAAAAACCAAAAAATATACAACCGTTAACTTTGATTAGGACATATTATGATACCAAATATTAAACAAATTAAGTCTAAGCTTAACGATATTCAAAAGCAAATAGATAAGCTAGAAAAGCAAGCAGAAAAAGAAAGCTCTAAACTAATCTCTAAAGGTTTTAAGGAAATCTTTAAGAAACATCCAGAATTAAAGAGTTTTAGCTGGACACAGTATACCCCATATTTTAATGACGGTGATGAATGTGTATTTAATGCATATACAGATTATCTGATTATCAACGATTCGGAACAAGAAGAAAGCGTTCATGAGGTTAGACAATTTCTGGACGCTTTAAATAATCCAGAAAAAGCAATCAAGCAGCTACAAAAAAGAATCGAAGAATACAAAAACAAGAAATGGGATTATACCTATATCAATGATGAAATTCAACGTATCCAAAAAGGATCAATAGAAAAGACTAAAAATAAACTTGCCATGTTGGAAGATATTAATCAGATTTTATCTAATATAAATGACGATTGTTATAAATCTATAT